TATTTTGGATTACTAAAATCAACTGATTCATTAGCAATAGGAGGAACTAAAAAAATAATTACAGATGGTGCAGGTAACAATCTACCGTTTGGTATTTCGACATCTTCCTTAACATTCAATGCAGGTGCGGTTGATGTACCAACTTTATCTATTGGTAATATTGATGATGGATTTTATCAACCAACTGATGAAAGTATTGGTGTTACTATTGCAGGTTCAGAGATTGCTAGATTTAATGGTACTGGTTTAGGTATAGGTGTATCACCTGCAACTGGTTTTAAATTAACTACCTCAGACCAATCTTGGATAAAACAAGGTCTATTAGTTGGTGGAACAAATGGTACTAGAACAAGTGGTTCAACATTAGTTATTGATGGGGGTGCTAATAGTTCTGTAAATCTTAGATTTATATTAGATTCAACTGGTGCTGCAACCTCAGATGGTGGTCAAATTATTTTTGGTAATGATGGTATGTTGTCATTAAGAAGTCAAGAATCAGGTGGTAGTAATTATGGTGTAAATTTACAAACAAACGGTGGTAATACCATTCTCTTTGCAGAAGCAACTAATAAAAATGTTGGTATTAATACATTAAGTCCATCTTCTAAATTGACAATATCAGGTGGAGATATTCTTCTTGATAATTCTAATAAGCTTTTATGGGGCAATACAAGTGATGTTTATATAGCAGGAACTACATCTGCTGATAACATACAATTAGGAGTTGGTGGTTCAACACAATTTACTTTTGCACAGACTACTGGTATGAGACTACATCAATATGGTAGTGGTTCTATCACAGGTACAGTAACACAAAGATTAGGTGTTACATCTACTGGTCAAGTTGTTGAGATACCTATTGGTGCAGGTGCTTTAGATGGTAGCGGTACAGCAGGTAAAATAGCAAAGTTCACAGATTCAGATACTCTAGGGGATTCATTAATTAGTGAATCAGGTTCTACTATTTCAATAAATGGTACAGTAGATGCAAACAGCTTTACAGATATTATTACAGACCAAATTTTTACAGCAGGTGGTAGTTTAGATATTGATACAAGTTTAACATCAAGAGATGTAACATTCTCTCAAGGTTCAAATACATTAATGACAATCAAAGGTGATGCTTCAGGTATAGGTATAGGCACTACAAGTATATCCCAACCTTTGACTGTTGCAGGTAATGTTGATGTTATTAAAGATGCAGGTAATAG